GATGAATTAACTTGGGAAGATGTGTATTCTAAAAAACCAACGGATTATCTTGAAGCAATTGCTCGTGGAGAAGTTCCTCGTTGGGATACAGTTACAGGTAAATATGTTTATGGTGATGAGGCGACTATGTCGATGGGTGGTAGTAAGGGAACATATAACGATCCACAATCAGGCATGGACCCAGACGAAGATTTACCATTTTAAATTTAGTATTTTCCTATTGGGAGGGGTAGATTTACCCCTCCTTTTTTATTATATTTATTAAAAACAAAATTTATGGCAGGAATTAAGAAAAAAGAATTTTCATTGGATACTATCAAGAACAAGTATTCGACAAGTACAAAATACAAACCCGAACAATTCTACAATTGTGGAACAGCATTTATGGAAGCTAGTGGTTTACCAGGACCGGCTATGGGTAGTATAAATATGTTTTTAGGTCACAGTAACACTTCTAAAACTACAGCTTTAGTTTTAACCGCAGCGGACGCTCAAAAAAAAGGACACTTACCTGTGTTTATTATAACTGAAAAAAAATGGACTTGGAAACACGCAGTTGAATTAGGTTTAAATGCCCACCAAACAGAAGATGGAAGTTGGGATGGAGATTTCATTTTCAATGATTCTTTTGATTATATTGAACAAGCGACGGATTTTATAAATGAAATCTTAGATATGCAAGAAGAAGGAGGACTACCTTATAATTTAGTTTTTTTATTCGATAGTATTGGGAGTATTCCATGTAAGATGACTTTTGAGGGCCGCGGAGGCAAAATGGCTAATGCCTCAGTATTGTCAGATAAAATAGGTATGGGGATACACTCAAGAATAACAAAGACGAGGAAAGAAGAGTGTCCGTATATTAATACATTGATTTTTTGCAATCAACCGTGGGTTGACACTGATATGACAAACCCTATGGCTCAACCTGAAATTAAGAGTAAGGGTGGAGATGCTATTTGGTTGGCGTCATCGTTAGTTTTTTTATTTGGAAAACAAAAAAAGGCGGGTATTAATCATATAGACGCAACTAAAAACGGAAGAAAAGTTTCTTTTGCTATTAGAACTAGAATTTCAATTCTAAAAAATCACATCAACGGACTTGGATACAAGGATGGTAAAATTTTGGCGGTGCATAACGGATATATCTCAGACACAAAAGAGGCGTTAGATAAATACAAAAAAGAGTATTCTGAATATTGGATGGAAAAATTGGGTGGGGGTGACTATTCAATTGAAGAAACTAACGATGATTTTGAAGGATAAAAAATTATTAATATTCACACTTTTGATAAACTTTGTCATTATTCAAATCTACAACCACTATGGGCTGAAGATAATTTAAAAAAAAGTAACAAAATTTTAGTTGAACAATTTAAAAATTAATGTGTGGTTAAGACACTACTAGTAGATGGTAACAATCTACTTAATATAGGAATTTACGGGGTTAAAGAATTTTTCCATAATGGAGAACATATTGGTGGAGTTTACCATTTTATGAATACCATCCGTAGATTTATTGAATCAGATAATTACGACAAAGTTATTGTATTTTGGGATGGTGATGATAATTCATCAGTTCGTAAACGTATATACCCCAAATATAAAGAAAATCGTAGAGAGAGAGATAATGAGTATAAGATTGATTCTTTTTATAAACAAAAAGAAAGATTAAAATTATATCTTGAAGAGTGTTATGTTAGACAGATTGAAGTTGAAGAGAATGAATCTGATGATCTAATCGCTTACTATTGTTCAATATCACAAAACGAACAAAAAACAATTTTTTCGGCGGATAGAGATTTAACACAACTCATATCAGAAAACGTATCAATCTATTCTCCAAATACTAAAAAGTATTATAAAAATGGGGATAAGATTAAATTATACGAATCTGAAATTCCACATTATAACGTTAAAACCTATAAGATTTTATCTGGTGATAAGTCAGATAATATTGATGGTATTTATTATTTGGGGGAAAAAACTTTATTGAAATTTTTTCCTGAATTACTTGAAAATGCCGTTAGTTTTCGCGATATTTTAGAAAAGGCGGAAACGCTTTTAAAGGAAAACAAAGACAACTCAGCTTTAAAAAATTTACTAAGTGGTAGAACAAAAGACGGAATTTATGGTGATGAATTTTTTACAATCAACGAAAAGATTATTGATTTATCAAACCCCCTTATCACCGACAAAGCTAAAGAAATCGTAGAACAATATTACTCGGAAACATTAGACCCTGATGGTAGGGGATATAAGAATCTAATGAAACTCATGATGGAAGATGGGTTCTTTAAATTCCTACCTAAAAAAGACGACGCATGGGTTGAATTCCTTAAACCATTCTTAAAATTAACAAGAAAAGAAAAGAAAAATTATAAAGAAAAGTTATGAAAAACACTAAAGATCAAGATTTGACAAAGGTTGAACTTCTATTAACCGTAAACGAGAACATCATCGTACAACGATTCTTCAACGTAAGAAACTATAACCCTGACGCTAAAAACTCAATGGAGTTACAGGAAGTTATTACAGGTGTTAAGAATCATTTGATGAACTATTTGAAGATGAAAACTGTTGTCTATATGATGGACAATAAGTATGAAATTGAAACGAATCCTCAGATTATGGAAACATCATTTACTGACGGACCTGAATATTTAAACATCTATATTAAGGTGGATGGTGCTACAGTTTGTCACAGAGGTATGAATGTAAAAGTATACCCTCCAAAGGTAAGATACACCGTAGATATCCGCCCTCAACTAAAAACTATTTTAACCGATTTGACTGAAATTTTCTCATCTGAAAATTTATCTTACGAATATAATGGCGTTATGCTAACAGCGTAATATTTACCTAAAAAGGAGATTTAGGATGAAAACAGACAAGAATTTTGATTATTTAGGGCAGACATTTCAAATTCAATTACTTAACCAAATTATAGTTGATAAGGAATTTGCACACTCAATTCTTGATGTAATCGAGACAAATTATTTTGAAAACAAATACTTCAAAATAATAATCCAAATGATTATTGAGTATTACAAGAAGTATGAACATACTCCATCATTTGAAACTTTGGAACAAATTACAAAGTCAGAATTACAACAAGAATTGGCGTCCAAGATTGTGATGGACACCATCAAAAAAATTAAAGATGCACCTTTTGAGGGGCATGCTTTTGTTCAGGAAAAAGCGTTGAAGTTTTGTAAACAACAAGAACTTCAAAAGGTTATGACAAAAGCTCAAAAGATTATTGATGGTGGTGAATTTGAAAACTATGATACGTTGGAACAAATGGTTCGTGAGGCGTTACAAGTTGGTGAGAGAGATACTGGTACTGAGGATGTGTTTCACAACCTTGACGACGTGTTAAACGATGATTACAGACATCCGATACCTATGGGTATACCAGGTATAGATCGTTTGTTAAAAGGGGGTTTGGCAAAGGGAGAGATAGGTGTAATCTTAGCACCAACAGGTGTGGGTAAAACATCAATGACGACAAAGATTGCAAATCATGCATTCAATATGGGATTCAATGTTTTACAAGTATTTTTTGAGGATAACTCAAAAATTATTCAACGTAAACATTTTACACTATGGACAGGAATTAAACCTGATGATTTATCTTTGAAGAAAGATGAAGTTATGGAAAAAGTTGCTGATATCCAAAATACAATGAAAAACAAGTTGATTCTTAAAAAGTTACCGTCAGATAGTTTGACGATGTTACAAATTAAAAATCAAATCAGAAAAATGATTGCTGATGGTTTAAATTTGGATTTGATTATTTTGGATTATATTGATTGTGTGATGCCGGAGAAATCATTGGGTGATGAATGGAAAAGCGAGGGTTCGGTTATGAGAGCATTTGAATCTATGTGTCACGAATTGAATATTGCTGGATGGACGGCAACACAAGGTAACAGAAGTAGTATATCATCTGAAGTTGTAACCACAGATCAAATGGGTGGTTCAATCAAGAAAGCACAGGTAGGACACGTGATTATTTCAATTGCAAAAACACTACAACAAAAAGAAATGAAATTGGCAACCATTGCTATAACAAAATCTCGTATAGGATCTGACGGAATTGTCTTTGAAAATTGTAAATTTGACAATGATTTAATCGAGATTGATACTGAAAGTTCCGTAACCTTCTTGGGGCTTGAAGAACAGAAAGAAGAGGCAAATCGACAACGAGTAAAAGATTTGTTGGAAAAAAGAAAACAAAGGGAAGGTCAAACTATTTAATTAAACAATAAACAAAATAACAAATAAAATTATGGATATTTCGCAAAAGATATTAAGCGACATCACGGTTCATATGAAATACGCAAAGTATATTCCTGAACTACAAAGAAGAGAGACATGGGATGATTTGGTAACCAGAAACATGAACATGCACATTAAAAAATACCCACATATGGAATCCGAAATTAAAGAGGTTTACAAAATGGTGTATGATAAGAAGGTATTACCCTCAATGAGATCATTACAATTTGGTGGAAAACCAATTGAGATTAGCCCAAACAGAATCTACAATTGTGCTTACTTACCTATCGATCACTTAGATAGTTTTTCAGAGGTAATGTTTTTACTTTTGGGAGGAACTGGTGTTGGTTATTCGGTGCAAAAACATCACGTTAGTGAATTACCTGAAGTAAGAAAACCAAATCCAAATAGAACTCGTAGATATTTGATTGGTGATAGTATTGAAGGATGGGCTGATGCTATTAAAGTATTAATGAAATCATACTTTGGAGAAAATACATCAACACCAATCTTTGATTTTTCAGATATCCGTCCAAAAGGAGCGAATCTTGTAACGTCAGGTGGTAAAGCTCCAGGACCTCAACCACTTAAAGATTGTGTTCACAACATTACAAAAGTATTAGATGAGGTTGAAGATGGTAATAGATTAAAACCAATCCAAGTTCACGATATCGTGTGTCATATTGCTGACGCAGTATTAGCAGGTGGAATTAGAAGAGCGGCATTAATTTCTTTATTCAGTGCTGATGACGATGAGATGATTGCATGTAAGTCAGGTAATTGGTGGGAATTAAACGCACAAAGAGGTAGAGCAAATAACTCAGCCGCATTGGTTCGTCATAAGATTACTGAAGAATTCTTTATGAATTTATGGAAACGTGTTGAAGCGTCAGGTGCCGGTGAACCAGGAATTTATTTCACTAATGATAAAGATTGGGGAACAAATCCTTGTTGTGAAATCGCGTTAAGACCTTTTCAGTTCTGTAATCTTTGTGAGGTTAATGTATCAAACATTGAATCACAAGAAGATTTAAATGAGAGAGTTAAAGCGGCTACGTTCATCGGAACATTACAGGCGGGATATACTGACTTCCATTACTTACGTGATGTTTGGAAACGTACAACTGAGAAAGACGCTTTAATTGGTGTTGGTATGACAGGTATTGGTTCTGGTGTTATTTTGGGTTATGATATGGTTCATGCGGCTAACGAGTGTAAAGAAGAAAACGAAAGAGTTGCAAATCTTATTGGTATTAATGCGGCGGCAAGAACAACAACTGTAAAACCATCAGGAACAAGTTCATTGGTATTAGGAACATCATCAGGTATTCACGCTTGGCATAATGATTACTACGTCCGTAGAATTCGTGTAGGTAAGAATGAATCAATCTATAGTTATCTTTCATTATACCATCCTGAGTTAGTTGAAGATGAATACTTCCGTCCACATGACAC